AGTGTCGAATGTTACATTTATATTAAGCGTAGAGAAAGGTAGAAATTTTTCGATAAAAAGAGCCGGAACGGGGATAATCTACGCCAAAACACTTGAACAGCTCTGGCTTGCATTTGTTATGAAAGAAAAACACAATAAAACTTGGAACGGAGAAACTTGGACTTAACCCTAAAAAATTATATGATACAGCGAGACACCGTTACATTAACAGATAAAGAAGGCAACAAACAAGAAATGGTATTGCCGATTAAACTTGACAGAAACGGTAAATTTTACTATATTAAAATAAAGAAAAAGTATTTAAGTGGTGAAGAAATAGAATCAATTTATATGAATGGGCAAAAACCGAGATAAATGCGGGTAAGTCCGGGACACAGGAGTCTCATAAGCTCACTGTAGGCGAGTTCGACTCTCGTATCCGCTACTAAAATACACAGCAAGCATACGCAAGCCGATTTGAGATCACAAGATTTCAGGTCGGCTTTTTTATTTTATGACAGAACAAGAAGCAAAATACGAAGTATTAAAAAGATGTAGAGATGATTTTTTCTACTTTGGGAAAATTATATCTCCCAAGACTTTTTATTTACCAACGCCTGAATTTCATTATGAAGTAGTTGATATGCTAATGAATAGATTAATTCCCCAAATGTGTGTGCAGGCACCAAGGGGGTTTGGTAAGTCTTCGTTGGCTACTACCTTTATTTTACATCATATTCTTTTTGACCCCGGCGATAAGGTTGTGGTAATACAATCCAAAACCCGTGATGAAGCAATTAATAGACTTACCAAGATAAAAAATATTTTAAATTATTCTAAAAATTTTATTAATCTATTTGGATATGCAGGCGAAGCGGCTTCCGAAACAAAAATGTGGCGGGAAAACAAAATACAAACCCGCATTGATAATTTAAATGTTAGCATTAAAGCAATAGGAACCGGGCAACCCGCAAGAGGAACGTTAGAATCTGGCATCGAACAGCAAGCAGATGGCTCTTGGGATATTGGTGACGATACTCGTATAACGCTTTACTATCTTGACGATCCCGACGACGAAGACAACACCAAAACAGCCGATGCTATGGCTAACAATTTTGACAAATTTGTGGGTTCTAAAGAGGGAATGGATAGCAGAACCGGACGAGTTATAGTTGTGGGGACAATTATTAGAGCCGGGTGCATAGTACACAAACTCTTAAATATGGCTGGATGGGTAACGCAGTCATATCAGAATAACCTTGCAAGAGGAATAACTATCTGGCCGGAACTTAGAAGTTTAGAATGGCTACAGAATAAGAAGAACGAATTAGCTTCGGCTTATAAATTAAGTAGGTATTATTCTGAATACGAAGGCACTCTTACGGGAGATGACGACAGAACATTTGAAGAAGAAGACATCCAATGGTGGGACGGATATTTAGAAACCGAACACGAAGACAGTTATTTACACATTACACATTTGGGCAGAGAAAAAGCCAAAAATAACGAATGGCAAATGATTCTTTTGGAAGAAGAAATTATATTGCCAGTTAATACCTATTTAGGGATAGACCCCGCCTCATCCAGAAAGCCCGGTGCTGATTTTTCGGTTACGATGCCCATTGCTTATGACGAAAGGAAAAATATTTATGTCCTTCCGTATTTTGAAAAAAGGGTTAAACCAACAGAACACGCCAAACAAATCACTGATAAATATTTAGAAATTAGACCCAAAAGAACTTATGTAGAAACAACTGCCTATCAAGAAGCCCTAAAAAGTATGATAGAAGAATGGATGCTCCAGAATAATGAAATGATTCCCGGTATTAAGAGAGAATGGAAACCACGTACAGAAAAAGACGATAGGCTAATGGACTTAGAACGATTTACCAATGCACAAAAAATTCACTTGCAACCCGGAATGGGTACTTTATGGGATGAATTCACACAATTCCCAAGAGGACGTAAAAATCTTTTAGATGGGTTATGGTATGCAACAAGAAGACTTACTGCGCCACTCCACAAAAGAGAAGAAAAACATTATACAGACGATGAACTAATGTTCATAAATGGTCACAGGAAAAGACACCAACAAGGCAATTGGAGAGTAGCTTGAAAGTAGGAAGTATAAAAAGATGTCAATGCGGGAGAACCAACTATATCAGAGAAGGTGAGAAGTGTCCCGTTTGTGGTAGCGAGTTTATAGAAAAAGAAAAACACATAGCTCCTTACGGAATTGTCTTTTTAGGCAAAGCAGAAATATCAAGAAGAACAGTAGAATCCTTACATAAAGAAGGGTTAATAGATGGCTTCAGATGAAATAAAGAAGATCGAAAAAGAAACCATTCGGTTATTTGACATCTACCATAACAACTCAGGCAGACAGGAATTTGCCGAGCACGTTAAGGAAGATATTGAATTCGTAAACAACGCTCAATGGGATGAGTCCGATGCACAGGCGTTAGAAGACAATAATATGCCTGCTGTATGTTATAATGAAATGAAGCCCGCAAGAGATCAGGTGGTTCAGCAAATGACGGAAAACCGTCCTCAATATCTCGCAGTGGGCAGGGAAAATTCAGACGTTAAACTTGGTGGCGATTTATCAGATTTTATGGGGTGGATTTGGGACGAATCAAGAGGAAATTTAAAATTCATTAAAGGTGTAGAGAATTTTGAGGATATGGGATTGTTGGTATTCCATCCATACTTTGACTCATACGCAGATAAGGGCAATGGGGAAATAAGAATAAGATGTATCGACCCAAGAGATTGGTATCCCGACCCACGTTCTCAGGATAGAGACGCACAGGATTCAGAGAATCAGTTTTTAGGTTATGTGTTAAGTAAAGGTACTATCCAAAGAACTTACCCTGATTTCGATTTTAAAGAAGCCACGCCTTACAGGGGAGATTTAAGAACGTATTCAAGTAATCGTGCAGATCAGGGACAAAAATTTGATTTAGAGTTTTTACAAGATCAGGAATACTACAGAGTAATAGATAGATACCAGAAAATAAAAGTTCCACGCTATAAAGTAACAGACCCCAATTCTCAATTTGAAGAAGAATTTACTTTAGAAGAATATATCCAATTTGCCAACCAGCCAGCACTCATAGCCAATAGAGTTGGTGCACAGAGGGGGATTATAAAAGAGTCGGAAGTCTCCTTATGGATCAACAATATCCAGCAATACAATACTAATATCTTCCATATGATGAGTGATGGACAATTTATGCCCGGTGTAGAACACGGCGGGGCATCAGTTGGACAAAATGGTCAGTTGATAATGGCGGTTCCCGGTTCCACGATAAAAATAGACGTTGTAAAAACAGAACAACTTTTAAGAGAGGGACTTTTAGAGTGGAAGAAAATATTCGTAGATAAAATAGAAAGAACGCTTTTAATAGGGGATAAACTTTATCGCAAAGTAGTAACCCCCCATTCAAGATACCCATTCGCAGTTACTATGCTTCACCACACAGGGACACCATTCCCTTATGGAGATGCAAGATTAACAAAACCGATACAGGAACAAATTAATAAAACCCGTTCTATTATAACCGCTTATAATATTAATATAGCTTCTCTAAAAGTATTTGTGCCCGAAGGAACCGACACCAAACAACTTGAAGATAAATGGGGCAAGGCGGGTGCACAGTTTTTCACATATGACCCCGAACTTGGTGGTCCTCCCATAGTAATGCAATTCCAGCAAATGGCTAATGCGTTATATGACCAGTTAGATAGAGACAAATATCTTATTCAGAGAATATATGGAGCTTACGAGTTTGCGGACGGTGCGGTTACTAAGGCACCGGAAACTAAAGGCGGGACTATATTAGTCGATCAGTTCGCACAACGCAGAAGTGGATTTAAATTAAAGTTTATAGAGGAAGCTCTTAATGATTTGGGTTATCTCGTGGCGGAAATGATTCCCAAAGTTTATACCAAGAAAAAAATAGTCAGGATAGTCAGACCCAACCAAAGAGGCAAAGAATTAGTATTCAATGACGGTAGGGAAGAAACCGATTTAACAATCAACCAATATGATTTTAAAATGGTATCGGGTTCAACGCTCCCGACACATAGGGGCGCAAGGCTTGATATGGCAATCCAACTCTGGGATAGAGGAATACACAGAGATAATTCAGCTATTTTAAGATTAACCGACCTGCCGGATGTAGAAGAAATCATTGCCAAGAACGACGCTTTGGCGGCAGCAGAAAACGCTATAAACCAAATGCAGGAAGTCATTAAAACAATGGAGGGCGATGCACAAACCGCAGAAAGAGAATTAAGGCACGCAGACAGACAGATTGAAAAAGAAAAAGCAAAAACAAAAATGAATGAATTATTATCGAATTTGAAAGCTGCAACCAATGTAGCTACTCAAAGAATAAACGACCTTGCAAAGACAAGGAAATCAGAAACCAAAGCATCAGAAGGTGCGAAGACATCATAAGGTGCAGAAGGAGTTATAATGGCAGAATTATTTGAATCCCAAGAAGAACCATCACAGGGTTTAGAAGAACAGGGTGAAATATCATCGGAAAGTTCTGAATCACAAGGTGGCGAAGAAATCCCCAAAAAGAAACAAGAGGGGACTATTGAGAACTTACAATCTAAATATGATAAGTTCCAAAAACAAGTTGCAGAAGAAAGGGAAACTTGGGAACGTGAACGTGAAGAAACACGCAACGTATTAAAGCAACTTACAAGACAGGTAGAGGAAATAAAATCTCCACCGGAGAAAAACGAACCTCCTCAGAAACCTGTAAGACCAGTTGATTTTGACCCGACTGATATGTTTGACCCCACTACGCCTTCCGGCAAATGGTATGTTGCTAATCAGCAATATCAGGAAGCCAAAGACGCATATAGAGACACACAAATTCAATCTTTAATGGGCGAACTTCAACAGGAGAAACAGTTTAAACATCAACAGGAATTGACCGCACGTCAAAGGGCGGAGACAATTGCAGCACTTCAAGAACAAGGGCTGCCACCCGAAGAAGCAATGGGATTGTATTCTAAACTTCAAAAGGCATTACAATCTCCGACTAAAGAAGGTGCGAAATTAATTGTTGAAATGTTTAACAAACCTAAACCCAAACCTAAAACAGCAACAGAAGACTACATCTTACCCCCAGGGGCAGATGGCGGCGGTGGAATACCCGGCGATAAAGAAGAAGTTGAGTTTATGAAGGGAATAGGTGCAACTAAAAATAAAGACATATTCGCAACTAAATAGGATTTAAAATGCCTAAGACATTATTTGATGGAGGTGCTTCGAGCAAGCTCTTCCTCGACAGACGTAGGTTCTATCCCGAACCCCAGAGGGTTGCTGAAATGTGGACTGATATGACACCTTTCAAAACCTTTGCGATGTCTATGCTGACGAAAAATGTTGACGACCCGCTTTATAAAATGTTTGAGAACGAATCAACATTTGTTAAACGGGAGTTCACAACTTCAACAGCATTAACCATTGCAGCTAACGGGACTGAATCCAACGCTCTTACAATCGCAAATCAAGTAGGCATATCTTCAACAGTAGATAGTGCATATCTTGGTTTAGTTTGTGAGATTTGGGATTCGACAAAAACAACTAAGCGTGGTGCGGTAGTTATCACAACTGCCTCGACTACAATAGCCTGTAAAACATTAAAAGCATCGGCTATTACAACCGTCTCCGGTGATTACTTTATCGTAATGGGTAGAGTAAGAGGCGAGGGTTCGGTAGCTTGGGCTGGTGAAAGCAAAGAACTGGACGTACTTTGGAACTCAACAGCATTTCTTTCAGACTCTTGCGAAATCACGGGAGACCTTTACGACGCAGCTACTCTAAGAGGTTATTCTCAGGATTTAGCATTCCAGAGAGAAGAAATGTTCAAGAGATACACTGACTATATGGAAAAATCTTTGCTGACATCTTATTCAACCGTAGGGACTAATATGAACGGTTCTGATACATTTTCAGAGGCATCTTTGAGAACTATCAGTGACCCCGATTCGGTTAGTGGTTCTATCAGGACTACCTATGGATACATCCCTGTATTAGAAGATTACGGAACAACTTATACCGATGGCGGAGCACTTGACCCCGATACCAATACTTTCAAGATAGATTCGGCGGGTATGAGTTTTGGTGACCTCATTGCTTACAATGAAGTAATCTTTGATAAAAGGGAAACAGATGAAGCATTCGGGTTCGCCGGGCGTGGTGCGCTTACAAAAATAGCGCAGAAAATTACATCCGGTGACGACAAAATGACCTGGAAAGGACAGGTTGCTCTTGGCAGTGCCCAGAGAAACTTGAAATTAGGTTTCAGACAGATTGAACTTGAAACAATTCACGGAACCTGGTACTTAGTTCCCACAAGGTCATTGAGAAATCAATATAATAATTACATTGTTATTCCAGACCAGAACAATATCGGCGTAGCCGTATTCAAAGCAGACGAGTATAAGAACAATGTAAAAACCGATAACGACTATGATGGTGTTAAAGATACAATTAAAGCCAAAAAAGGACTTTGGATGCAATTGTTAAAGAGACATCACATGGTCATAATGCAGTAGGAGGACAAAATGGCTTTAACACAATCAGATTGGACTCCCGTATCAGTAAAAGAAATGAGTGTATGGACTTGTAACGTAGCAGGTGAAACAGCAGACACAGATATAATCACCAATAGGTTACATATAGACCCATACAAACCTTTTACATTAGTTGTATATGCAGATGAAGATTTATCCGCAGCAGGCTCGGCAGCAGTTGACATCTGGGGTGGGTATAGTGACAGTTGTTCACTTGCGGCCGCAAATGTAGGTACAAGCTGTAATCTTGTGAGTGCCAACTCTAATGATATTGACGCTGGCGGTTATCAGGTAATTAAAGTATTTCCTAATGGAAGTTTTTCAGAAGTTCTGGATGCTTCACCGGGAATCGCTTTAATACCACCGCACCCATATTATATTTTTAATGTGGATTTAAGCACGTCATTACAGGACGCAGCAACAATTTACTTTACGGTAATTCAGTAAAATAAAGGGGAGAGAAATCTCCCCGATAATTTAACCGCAAGGCCTCTAAATGGGGGTCTTGCAGTTAAACTAATAAAAGGAAAGAAAATGAAAAAATTCTTATTTATCTTTTTGTTAATCGCTCCATTTGCTTTTGGGCAACTACTGACCATCCACACTTGTTCTGATACAACAGAATTAAAAAATTGGGATGGTTCGGGAGTAGTCTTATTGGATAAGTACGGGGCGGGAGATAATACAGGTGGTGGTTTGTTCCACAGAATAGATTCTACTTATGCAGAGGGTTCGTATGCGTTTGACTATTCTACTTTGGACGGACTTCAATGGGCGAGGGTGGGATTAATTGATATTGATCCCACATTCCAAGACGTGACTTTAGATAGTCTTTACGATAATGGAGGCGCAACATTTTTGGGCAACATAGTAACTACCTTTTCCGGCAAGGGCTGGTTACAGGGGAGTTATAGTTCTAAAATATCCTTGCCAACAGGCGCTACTACAGAGATGAACACAGTCGCAGGTGAAGGCACAGAAGACGACTTCTACATAGGGCGTGGGACTTATATGCGTACTACCGGAGAAGACGGGAAGGGATTTGGACTTTCAGTATTAGTAGAGGGAACAAATACTACGGGGACACCAACGCTGGAAGGTGCGCAGATAATGGCTTTTCTCGGCTCGGTGGGTGGAAGCGAGGCAGCACATTTGAAAACAGCAGTAGGTGACGCAACCGCAGGTATGTATGCTTTATGGTTGAAGATTGGGGCTAACCCCAACGCAGTCTTTGACGCAGGCTCTAAGGCTTCTGTATTGTGGATAGATGATCAACTTTCGGGGACAATAAGCGGTGAAAACTATGGTATTTATGCGACTACTGGTGGTGGCGTACCGGATGCTTTTATAGGATTTGAAACTTCAAGTTCGGGATGGAGTCAGTTTCTATATTTTGATGAAACCGCATATAATAAGCAACCCGTTTCAAATAATACATTAAAAGTTCTTCTAAATACCACGCAAATGTATATTCCGCTTTCTACCTCAAGCACAGAATTTATAGTAGATAGCATTGCTATAACCGGAGGCGCTTCTTTTGGTGGTGTGGTTTCTATACCAAGTGGATTAGATAGTCTTATTTCTTTAACTGGCGGTTCATTTGCCGGACAAATAAGTAATACCTACAAAGGTAAGGTGTTTTCAGCAGGAAGCTATGGCTCTAAAATAGTTCTCCCGGCGGGGACAACCACCGAAATGGTTACAATCGCAGGACAGGGTGAAGAAGACGATTTCTACATTGGGTATGGTTCTTATCTTCGTTCTACGGGAGAAGATGGCAAACCATTTGGGCTTGCAGTATTAGTAGAAGGCACCAACACCACGGGTACACCGACAATGCAAGGTGGACAAATTATGGCATTTTTGGGTAGTGTTGGCGGTAGCGAAGCGGCTCATTTAAAAACATTGGGCGGAGATGCAACGGCTGGAATGTATGCCCTTTGGTTAAAGACAGGCGCAAATTCAAATTGCGTTACAGATGTGGGTTCACGAAGTTCTGTATTGTGGGTTGACAATCAGATGTCCGGAACTATCAACGGAGAAGAATATGGCGTATTTCTTACAACGGGCGCAAGCAGACCGGATGCAGTGTTTGGGTTCGAAACCACCTCAAGCGGGTATGACCAGTTATTTTATTTTGATGAGACATTTAATTCAGGTGCAGGGACAATGATTACTACCGATGCTGTGCCGGGCACTCAAGACGCAAGAATAAAAGTTTATTATAACGCAACTCAATATTACATAGCATTATATAGGTGATGAAATG